CTTCACTATAATCAATCCAATCTTGATGTAATTTTCCATTGTTTTTGGCAACTGGGATACACAAAGCTCCTGTTGTTCCGCTTGTGTCGCAAGAATAGGTTGGAGTTGATGTTGCTTGTTCAGAATTGATTACGTGCGGATTGTTAGCATCAAATTGAGTGCTTGAAGCTACTTCAATAGGAGTTGCTAGTTCTGATATACCAGCTGTCGTTTCAGTTGAAGTTGCAGCACCTTGATTAGTAGTATTGTCAACATATTCTTTAGTAGTAAACTGATTTGTGGTTGTAGCTGTTAAAGTTGAACTTGGCAATACTGAGTTAAAAGTCCAATAGCCTGTTATATCTTCACTATTTGACTTAGCTGGATATTGGTTAAATAATTGTGGAGCATCTGAAAATATAATCTGAGAACCGCCTGCGTGAGAAAATTGCAATGAAGACGAAGCGGTATAAGGAGTGATAGGACTCAATCCTCTTGTGCATCCTGATAAAGTAGCTGTTCCACCTGAATTTTGAGTAACAGTCGTACAGCTTGCTATTTCTTGCCTAGTTTTGCTCCCTGGTTCGAGAGTTACGTAAAAAATATCCGATAAGTCAGAGTCTTGTATTTTATAACTATTTTGAGTGATTGTTAATGATTGTAAAGTCAAAGAAGTGGCAGAGCTAGAAACGCCTGAACCTGCTAGGTTATAAGTAGCCAACGCAGCTGGTTGCGTAGAAGCTCCAAAGCTTTCTACGTATGGACTTTTTATGGCATCTAATAGGTGGATATTCTGTTCATAAGTTCCTTTGTATTCGTTTATATTAGCGACAATTCCATTATCAATAGCCATCTCTGCTCGTTCGCTAAAACTGCCATACTCCCATAGCATTTTAGCACTTATAGGAGTGGCTATTAATAAAAATAAGATTGTGAATAATAGTTTTTTCATATTTTTTAATATTTTATATTTATGGGCTTACGTCTGCTTAGTCCAGCGTTTGAGCCGTGTGAGATTATTGACCAGTATCTATCTACATCATTCGTAGAAAAACTAACATTTATTTCAAAAAAGTCTTCTCTAGCAAATTCTTTGATAACCCTGAATTTTCTTGCATTTGACGGTGGATTTAAAAAACTTCCTAAAGGATTAGCAGCTAAAGATTGTTGAGCCAAAGAGTTTATCTGAACATTCCCTTCTAGGATATTTTCGTCATTTCCGTCAATAGTCTGTTCAATAATCTGCGCTCCTCCTTCGTAGTCAAGATTAATTGTCATTAAAAGGTCGTCTGTGTTTGGAGTTATTTCACCTCTGACATAATATTCATCAAAAGTTTTTAATAAACCCTCTTTATCTGCTAAATAAGCGTAAGTAGCTTTGGCATCTATTGGTATTTTATCGTTTACATTCATTCCGTCATAAACACCATCGCTTGCCCCTTCAAATAAAAGATAAGTTTCAGGAACAGCGTTACTGTGTCCATATAAGCGAGAACGAATATCACCATTATCATCAGCTAATTCTAAAACAGACATAGCTCCAACAGGTAATACTTGCGGTGGATTCCAATATCTTTTTAATTTTCCGTCAGCATCTTCAATATAATTTAACATATACATACGAGAGCCTTGGTTGGCGGTGATAAATAGCGTGTTTTTATACCAAGCAATAAATATATCTGGAGTTCCATCGGAAGTAAACCAATTCTCTGCATCAAAATCAGGCTTAATTGGAGTAGATAATCTGCGAGGATTAATACCACCTATGTCTTCAGGGCTGTTAATACTTCTTAACGCCACTTCGTTCGTCATATATATTAAAGAATTACCGACAGGGATAATTGACTCTTGGCTTAAAGCTCCTTGGTCTTCGCCTACATCAAATTTTTTAACTATTAATGTTTCTGTTAATACACTTCCAACATCTAATTGATTGAATTGTGTTCTAAAAATAGTTGACCTTCCAGAGAATATAAGCAAATTAGAACCTAGCGATGCTATCGCACTTGTAGTGCCTGTCAAAGTAAGTAAAGCACCCTCACCTGGAACTCTAGGACTTGAGAAAGTAAAATCGGTATAATCATCGTTATTAGACACATAAACCTCCTCATCGTCTTCACTCCCGACTATTATCTGATTTTCAAAATTATAAATAGTGTGATTGTTTCTGTTAGCGTTTGGTTTATCAGCCTGTGTTACTACTTTTTGAACTAATATATCATTTGCTATTAATCCTGTTGTATCGGCAATACCTGTTAAAGCAGTTGTGCTTTCTCCTCCTGTATAAGTGTATTCTGTCCCAGTTCTAACGCAAACTAAAGTTTTGTTTCTTGTTGTATAAAATCTATTCTGGGCAAAAGTAGTAGTTCCTTTTTTAGTGATAGTTGTTCCTGTAATTGAGCTAACTACTGCAACAGCTCCATTCCATTCATATAAATTATCATCGCCTATAACCATTATTTGTAAATCTATGCTTTCAGTAGCGTCAAACCAAGTGGCAGGTCTTAATTTTTCAGTAGTTGACCAACCAGACGACACTCTAGTCCAAGCATTTATAGCGTAGCCGTCTACTGTGCCTAAGTATATTTCTAATTCATCATCATAAAACCTTTGAGGAGCTTGAAAGCCAGTTGAAGTCCACCAAGTCCAAGCGTTTCTTACAGGTGTTAAGGCAGTATTAGCTACACCAAACCTCTCATAACCTGGTCTTATTTTAACTTTATTCTGAAAATCAATAAAAACATTCTTTGAACCAGCTATAAGCAACCTGTTATCTGTGTTAGCAGGGTCTGTGGCGGTTTGATAGCCTAATGTCTCTTTTGCTAAGTTAAAATCTTTCATAATTTACCATCTTCCTCTGGCTGGACGAGAGCCATAATACCCAATAGATTTTTTACTTTCTGATGGATATTCTTTTTTATATTTGTCGTATAATCCAGGCTTATTGCCTACACTGTATAGTTCTCTTTCAGCCCAGTTAATATCAAATCCGCTATCAGCTCCTTCTGTTTGTTGAGCACAAGCTATTAATGTTTCTAATAGCCAAATTTGCATAGCATCATTATCTAATAAAACGTTGTCATCATCTGATGTCGGTTTGCTCAAAAGAGTTCCTGCACTATTTTGGAATATATATTTACTATAATATTTAAAATCAAAGTTTCTTCCGATAGAGAATAGTATATTATCAACTCTTAGCTGTGTAATAGCACCATCTATATCAAAGGTTACTTTAGCAGAGTCTATTGTTTCTGGGTCTACTGTTCCTGTCTCTGTTGCTGTTGACCAAAGCACTTTAATAAGATTCCATCCTACTTGAAAATCTGAACCGTCAGCTTGTGTTGTTTGAGCTACGCCAGTCCAATAGTTAGCAGTTAAGTCATTTCCCCAAACAATAGATGCAGAATTGATATTTGCTAAATCAGTTGAGTCTTTAACGTAAAACCAAGCGAATATATCAGCAACTTCATCTTCGTTAGTTAAGTCTACTTCTGACAATGTAGTATTTTGTATTCCATCTCCGCTTGCTGCAACGTCAAACTTGATAGAGCCATTACCTGATTTTCTGAATATAGTATCTTGAGCTAAATTAGAAGCTGTGCCGACTGCTGACCAAGTTCCATTGTCTGTTAAGGAATTAAGTGTTGATAATATCTTTCCTTGCCTAGAACGCCAATTAATACGAATTATTTTAGAGCCTTCGCTTCCTTCGATGCTTACTTTTTTTTGTTTTATTGCTTTCTGGACATCAAAGTAGTTGGCAGTATTTCTTAATGCGTTATCCGAGTTGTTTCTGCTGTCTTGAGGGAATAAATCTATAATTTTCTTATAATCACTTGGCAAAGAATAATTATAAATATCATCGTGAACAGTGTTAGATAAAGGTTGCGCTCTTATAGTGTCAACTGGGTCTAGCTTCAATAACATAGTATTAGCAGCCCTTTCAAAGACAGACTCAATATTACGGACCTTGTTCAAAGAACCTCCGTGAAGCATTCCAGTTAAATGGTCTTTTACTTGTGTTATTGTTAACATATTTTATTTATAATTTACATTAATTTGCTTACTTGCTGCGGTAGATGAAGCCCAGATGTTGCTATACACCATATTGTCTGTGTCGAATACAAAATTGCTTGTAGATCCAACATAGATACCGTTTAAAGAAGTAAAGGTGCTAGTAGCAGTTGTTCCTCCTAAACCGTCAACAGTTAAATCTTCGTTAGTAGCATAAAGATAAATGGCAGTATCACTAACATTCGACACCACTGCATATCTTCTATCAGCATCTAAAGCTAACAATTTGACTGGACAATCAGTGCAGTAAGAAGCTGTCGTTGTGGAAAACGCAGTCAAATTATCTATTTTATTAAAGCTTGTGTCAGCTCCTCCTCCAAACATTTGATTGGCAGCATATCCACCACCACCTAAAGCTATAATTATTGCTGATAATATAGCTACTATTCTTTTGTTCATAAATTTATTGTTAATTAATTATTTATCCTTATCCCCCAAATACTGAGGGATAAGAGAGATAATTAATCAGCGGCTACATATTCGTCAACAGAAACTGTTACGTCAGTATCGCTTTCACGGATAAGTCTTATATAGGCTTCGTTTCCACCTTCAATTACTACATCTCCATTTTCATTTTCAACCAAATCCATGCCTGTTCCTGCTGCAATAGTTGTACTAGTTGCAGCTGTAGCATCAAGATTTCTAATCTTAAATGTAACTTTATCACCAGCATTTGGAATTAAAGTTGTTAAAGTAGATGTTGCAGGCAAAGTTAAAGTAACTGCTGCATCACCAGGAGTGTAGTCAATCTGACTATATGCAATTAACTGAGCTTCAGTTATAGTATCAGCTGCTCCAGCAGTTGAACTAGCTAAGATAGCTCCACCTTCAGTTAGTCTTCCTCCGATAGCAACTGCCCCAGTAGTAGTCAAAGTAGTTCCTCTAACTTCTCCTTCTAATGGAGATGTGTTATCAGCACTTATTCCGTGAGGGAATCTTGTGCCTGAAGCACCAAACATCCCTTCAGATAAGAAGTTCATAGCAGCCATTACAACGTCTGAATTGCTTTCGTTCACTACTCCAGCTAATTCAACTAAATCGTTGATATTTCTGTTGTCAGATGCTTTAACGCCAATTACAGATAAGCCGACTACAAAAACTAATGCAATTATCCCTGCGATTTTGTATTTTTTCATAGGATTAATACGTTAGTTAATTAAGCTGACCCGTTTGATGCAGCGTAGCCTGTCCAAGAACCAGGAAAGGTTGTCTCGTGATACTTGTAAGTCATATTCCAAGAGTCATTATCAGAATACTTCGGTTCAACCATTTCAGTTACTAAACCGTAGAATACTTTACGAGTAATCATATGGTCTTCTGAAATAAGATGATAAGAAGTAGCTGCGTTAGTGTTTGGATTTAATTGGCTTCCTGAGTTTAAGAAAACAGAAGCTCTAATTTGCACTTGACCATAATCAGTATCAAAGATATTAAGATTATTTTCAGCACTATTAGCGATTAAATCTGAATTTTGTACTTCTTTAGCTGTTTTATACAAGATAAATGGCACTAACATACCAGAATAAACGTGAGAACCAACTTCACCATCCTGAGCTCTTTGTTCAGCCAAAGAATTGGCTAATGTCCAAAGATTGTCAGGAGTCAAAGCACCTGTTTCCAAGTTGTCAACTGTATCGCCAGTCAAAGTTACGTGGCTATTAGAAGCTAGAGCCTGTCCATCAGGAGTAGTGTTAAAACTACCAGCGAAGGCATCAGCATAAGTTTCTAAGATAGCTGTTTTATCTTGAGTAAGTTTAGCTCTATCACCAACTTGTTCACCAATCTTTTCTCTTTTTCCTACGTGGTCAGCTCTGAAAGCTTCATCGGAAATAGGTATTCTCTTAGTGAATTTTTGTGATGCTTTAGCCTTGGTATTGCCAATCCAAGTATCAGTTGTGTAAATTTCTTCTTGTTCATCTGTTTTTTGGAACTCTCCTACGTTTGAGTCTTCATCCCAAATAAACTGCAATAAATCAAGAGGACCTTGTTTGAAGAACATTCCGTCTCCTGCTGAAAGATATTGAGGCTGATTAGCTCTGCCATATCTTTCATACATCACTGCATCAATTTCAGTTTTAACAGCGTCTGGAGACAATGCTCCTGTGTGTCCACCTGTGTAGAACATATTTTTAAGTAATTAGTTAATAATTAGATAAGATTACTTATTATGTGTAATCATTATCAATACGATAAGCCAATGGGTCAACTAGAATATCTAGTGTTCCTCTAGCTACGCTACCTTCTACAATTTGGAATAGGTCAGTGTCCTGAGCCGCATCTTTAATTGTATAAGATTCTCCTCCGTCAACAGCTCCAGTAGCATCATAGTCTACTCGAGTAACGTCTCCGATAACTCCTAATAATTCAGCTGCAGTGTCAATACTAGCTGATGTTTCCGCTTTACCTCTAATTCTTCCTGCATAAGGCAAAGGATTAGCTGTCATAGCTGTTTGAGCTACCAAAGTGCCTGTTTCGACAGGCAATGCTTCTTTCATAGCAATGCCACCAAAATAATTAGTGCCATTGTTTACAAAATCAGCAGCAGCTAAAACATAAGTATTAGCAGAAGCTACACCTGAGCTTAAAGTAGCAGTTGAGTATAATGGTTCGCCAACTTCAAATCTTGTAGCAGAAGCTGCCACTCGTCTTGGAAGTGTTACTTGCGGACCAATAACTTGTAAATCTCTTTTCATATTTTTTTATACTAAAACCAAAGATACTTTTAGGTATCTCTGGCTGATTAATTAAACGTCGCAATATCTAGTATTGCTTTGCTTTTTTCAAAGCGTTGTTTTAAGCAAATTTATGACCTTCAGGGTAAACTGCTCCTGTTTTCTTATCATAGATAAGTCTTTTACCGTTAGCAGTTGTTTTCTCATATTGTTTTGTTTGGTTGTTAAACACAAACCCTCTTCTACCAATAACAGTCTTAATGTCACCTGACACTTCTCTCTCTTTGGTAGGCATAGGTTTAATATGAGCTTCAGAGGAGTCTCTATTAACGACCTCTTTGCCCTTTAATGCCCTTAAAGCCTCATTTCTTTCAGCTATCAGCTTGTTGCCATTAGCTAAAACATAAGACTCTTTAATTTGCTCTTCTAGAGAGTAATTAGCAGGGAAAGTTCTATTCTCCCATTTAGCTAAGATTAACTTTTTCTCATCTTCAGAGCCAGCTAATCTATCTGCTAAAGTATCGGCTTGCTGTTTTTCAATTACCTTTTTGTTTTTTTGCTCATTTTCAGCAAGAAAACTAGATAATTCAGCTTTAGTGATAGGTTTTTCTTCTTCTTCGACATCCGTATTTTTATTACGTTTGTCTTCAGATGTTTTGAACCTTTTATCTGCTAAAGCTTTTTCAGCTTTGATGCGCCCTTCTTCAGAGATAGCTAATTCTTTCTCTAGTTCAGCACTGTAATCAGTTTTTAACGTGCCTTTTTCAGCTTTTTCGGCTCTTTTTGCTTCCTTTTCCTCATCGGATAAATCAGCAATAGACTCCTCAAATTTAGCATCTTGTGCTTCAGCTTCGGCTTTCGCCTCTACTTCTGCTTTAGCTGCAAGTTCAGCTTGTGTTTCTTCTTCAGTCATAAGACATTCTCTTAATTAACTCTTAGTCTACTTCGAGATTTAAGTAGAGAGTATCTGCTTACGCAGTTGTATTAAATTTTCCACTTCCTTTTTGAAGTGAATTTAATCTTGTTTTTAAAGTATCAAGTATCAGCAACCATAGCTTGCCAGCAATTAAATCATCTATATTTACCGAGTCTATATACATTTTCTTATTAGATTGATATTTAATATCATCCTGTAACATAGACCATAGCCTTGACTTTTTAAAGTTTTCCGCTTCAGCTATTAAAACTTTTCTAATAGCATTGTCGACTGGCTTTCCTTTAACATACATATCTCCATCTATCTGAGTTAAAATATCATCTTTTGATATTGTATTATATAGATTTTCTACTGCTAAAGTAAGTATTTTATGCTTATCCTCACTGTCTTCAATGCTATTTATAGCATCATCTATATCAGCAAATCCACCTAATTTTGTTATTAACCATTTTTTCATTATTTTTTGGCTTTAGCTTCTTTTTCTTCTCTATTTTTCTTTTTGTTAGCCACCTCTTCTCTCTTTTTATCTTTTCTTCTTTTATCAAGAGTCTCTTTTGCTTTAACCTCTAAAGGAAGTTCTTTCCCCTCTGGGTATTCAAATAATTCTCCGTCTACTCTAATTTGAAGAACTGGCTCAGGTTTTTCAACTCTTTTCTTCTTTTTAAAATCCCAGAAAGAACCACTTTTAATCTTACGACCGCCAGACAAAATCAATCCGCCTAATCTATCGTAAGCAGCTAATTTTTCTCCTTCTGTCGCCTTTTCTCCAACACCGCCAGACATTTCTCCGTGTCCATTGGGTGAACCATAGACAGCTCTTTGGAACTTGCTGTCATTTTGGATAACATATCCTTTTAATTTCATACGTTTGTTATTAGTTAATTATTGTATATTAGCTGGAGATACAGGCGTTTTACCCATAGCTTCAGGTTGTTTATTAGTAGGAACTGCTAGTTGTTCTTGGTCAGGTTGCTTCTTTATTAATTCATCTCCTTCACTTTGGAAAAAAGCATATACTAGCTTTTTATCCAATGCTTCCATATCAATATAAGGGTCGTTAGCTAACATTGCTCTTAAGCCAGAAAGCAGTTCTTGCATATACTCATTTGTTTTACTGAACATCTGAGTTACATCTACCTTGCAAAGGTATTTAAACTTAGCAAATATCTCTGGATTAACTAAGGCAATGCTATCTTTTTTATCTGGATAACCTGATTGCTCTAATAATTCCATTGACTTATATTTCTTTTCCTTTTCAGTCATTCTCTTGCCCATCAAGCTTTCATCAAATTTAATAGTTTTGTTTCCCCTCCCTCCGCCTGATTTTTTGTTGTCTAAAAAGAATTTAGGATATTTAAGAACAGTTTGTCCGCCTACTAATTCTTGAACTTGCGGAACAGTTATGTTGTTTATAGCTATATCTTTCATTAAGTCTCCATATAAAACCATACTCTCAGCTAAAGACTTTCCAACTGCACCTAGTATCTTTTTAGCATCAGACCTTGACTGAGCGACTGTGTAAGCCTTCTGTGAGGCTTCTGGTAGCTGTCCTGTTAATGTTTTAGATAAAGAACCTTCATCCATAGATTGCTCAATCATCGGCATGGTAGTATTAAGAATAGAGCCTTGTCTAGGTGGTAATAACGGACTAATTTTAGAATCTTTATCTTCTAGTGTAATAACAGCGTTAGGGAACATTACCTCAGAATCTATCTTGTCAGAACCACTTATAGCAATAGGCATATTAGCCCTTAAAAGCTCATCGTTCATACCAACTTCATAAACAGCGTCTATGAGCATATTGTCCCAGTTTAGAACATTCATCATTGACTTATAATAGAAAAAGTGATCTCCAATTCTATTAAAGCCAAAAGGTATTTTATTATATTTAGGAGCACCTCTGTTGTCCCTATGCTTTATGGGATTATTCTCTACACTATTCATATTACCCATATAAACACCATTAACAAAAGGTATCTCTAGGTCTTCTCTACGGTTTTTGTATATCTCTTCGGCTACTAATTTATCATTCTCTACATCGTCTTTGATGTCATAGAATAATCCGTCTTCATCGCTATACACTGATTTAATACCCTCTTGAACAAACACCCAATTAGGATGGTCTCCGTATTTAGCTTCTAACTCGTGGTAATCTTTATAATATCGTTCTATAATAGCTTTTTGGCGCTGAATATTCCTCTGATAAGCGTTCGTAATCAAAACTTGATTAGGTGATAACAAAGGAGCTTTAAATCCACTAAGAACTTCGTCTAGTATCTCTTTGGTAGTATATCCTCCGTCTTCCTTCTTTTCTTTAATCTTTTGGAATACTTCGCAATACTCAGCTCCTAAAAAGGTAACTGGGTTAGTTTCCATACTAAAGACTAATTGCAAGAAAGAACTTTGATAGTCAGAGTTTATTGGTTGTGCCATCCATTCTATAATATCCTGCATTATTTCTGATATCTGAACATCAACCTCATCTTCACTGTTTTGAGCGACAAAAAGAGGCAATAAGTAATTAGCTGTTAATTGAGAGTGCATAGCAATTCCTTTATTTCTTGCCATACTTCTTGTTCCTCTCCACTTCCAGCTCTCACTTGGGTCTTCAAAGCTAGTATCAACAAAAGCATTAAACATCATTTGCCCTCTGTTGGTATCTTCGATAACAGACCTATTGTTTAGCTCAACATAACCACGCTGAATAATGTCAACACCAGTAACATAGTCTTCTTTGACTATCTTAGTAATGTCTAACACTTCTTGTGTCGGTTGATAAGCTGATAATTGTTTTTTACCTTTTAAATCTCCAATCATATTTTATCTAAATCGGCTATAACCAATAGATGATTTATTAATACTTACTCTGCTATTTGATAATCCTGGTCTATGAACGTATGTGCCTTTTTTATCTTTCTCTACCAAGTCAGCAATAGCGTATGATACAGCATCCATAGGGTCAGAACCTTCGTGGTCTGGCTCTCCTTTTGTGTTTCCGTCTTTATCTTCCGCCCAGTGATATTTCTCATATGCTTCCCATACCCAATTCCCATAAACAGGATGACTTTTTCTTACTACCTTAATCCTTTTCTCGGCTGTCATCTTAATCCTTGTATCTACGCTCCCTGGTCCAGTTATTGATCTTACAGCGTTTACCCCTTTGTCTTCCATCAAGGATATGCTCTTAGGCTCGTCAGCGCCAAATACAGCTCTTGTCTTTCCGTCTGGGTCTAAGTTTCGTATATCTGATGCAACAACAGTATCCTCTATTTCAGTTCCGAAAGTAATCCCGTCAACTATGTAATATCCATCACAGTAGTATAAAGCTATCGTAGCTACAGGGTCAGGAAACCATCCCCAATCTCCTCCAATTCTTAATAGCTTAGCCCCCTCTGGTAATTCATCTATAAGCTCCCAATTACTATAAATCTTTCCTCTAACCACTTCTGGGATATATCCCTTAATCATCTGATAAAAGTACGATGGGTTAGTCTTCTTATAATCGTTATATCTTTTTACGGTGTGTTTGTCTAAATTTTTAATGTTATCTAAATAATTACCTTTAATGAAAGCTGTATCGGTTATTCCTTCCTTTAGCTTAGGTATATAAAATCCGTCAACTTCATCAACAGGGTCTAAATCAAACCATTTCTGTATAATCCAGTGGTTTTTACTTGGCGGGTTAAGCAATAAAACTATATGAATATCACCTTTTACCGTTCTCAATGAGTCATCTAGCGTTCTAAACTCTTCTGCCCCTATTTCTTCTGCTTCTTCAATAACTATTACATTGTAATTAGCCAATGACTTAAGTCTAGCTGTTAAGCTACCACTAGATGCTTTAAACCCGTGTGCTTTAAAAGAATTAGCTCCGTATTTAATGTACAAATCAGAATCTACAACGTGCAAAGCTTCTTTTACTCCCTGCTCTTCTGCTCTATCAACTACTTCTCTCCAAATAGAATGTCTAATATCAGACTGGACTGCTCTCATTAAAGCTCCACGAGTGAACTCTGGGGCTATTAACTTTGAAAGAGCAAACTGACTTCCTGCTGTTGAACGACCTGCTCCACGACCACCCATACAAATATAATATCTAACGTTCTTCTCCCAAATAGGAGCAAATATCTCATTGACTGTCTGTTTTACTGCTATCTCCATATTTCTTTATTTCTATTGAATTACCGCTTATAGCTATTGGACCTCCATCTTTGCCTGTATTCTCTTGTCTTGTACTGAACTCATCTTTATTTTTTCTTTCGCTCCACCATTTACTTTCATCTACATCTCCTGCTTTAATCTGCTTGACAATATTCTGTTTTGCTATTTTACTAATATTTTTCTGCAATAAGTTGAAATACTTTTTTAGCTTTTCATTTTTCTTTAAAACGTCGTAGAAAGTCCTTTCACTAATGTTAGCGTCTAAACAAGCCTCGCTGTTATTTAATCCATTTCTAAAACTTTCTTTTAGCTCT